CCCCAGAGGGTTAACCCTCAATCCCCATCCTATGTGGACGGGACCCAACCACGTTTTAGTGCAACTGCGTGGTGCAGTGCAGAATGCTCAAGATGTTGAACATCCCTGACGAAGGACAGGTTATTCAGCCTATCCAGGTCTAGGAAACTCTTCATCAGAGCGGGATATCCACTCAGTTTATCAGTACGATAAACTGGTTTTGGAATCCAGGCTTTTACTTCAAAGCGCTGGAGATCAGAGTTCCATCTTCCGACGGAACGTAGACCCAAAAATGTGAATTTCCCCAAGCCGGGACTATCTTCAGAAAGATAGGGTAAAATCCCTAAAATTCTCTCAACTTTTGAAAAGATGAGTTGGGCAGTTCGCCAATAACCCTTTTTGTAAAAAAGGTTAGCAGTTTCTGTCCATGAGATAAGTCTATCCGCTTGCTGTCTGTTCTCAGGACGTATCTTTCGAAGGTAAGTAGGTGTTACCTGCTCACCTCTAAAGGCGTCGATACCACATGACTCACGGAAGTTTCCACTCCAGAAAGTCTTATTGGTATTTACCTTACAATTGTACTTTTGTAGGTATTCGAGAACAGTCACCGCATATGTCGTTGGTACGATAATATCGTCACCATAGACATGAACGCCTCGACTAACCATAAAACAGTTAGAGAGGCTTACAGGGAGGTTTTGTGACCGAAGTAAGGCCATTACACATACCGTGTAAAAGTACATTGCCTCAATCGGAAAACAAAGAGCGCTTCCCATAGATGCAAACTTGCGTAGAGGGGCAATTATTTGCCCATCAGGCATCTCTGCACTATACGTCCTACATGCCTCGATCGCATCCCGAAGATCAGGATTAGATCGGAACATCTCCATAGCAAGATCATGGGGAACCCGATCACTTGCATCAGAGAGATCAATCGTTGCTAATTGACCTGTGGACGAAGCATTTATCGCAAGCTTCTGATTAACAGATTGGTCACGAAAATTAACATGACCTTTCGTCAAGAAGAAAGATTCAATTCTGTCATATAAGACAGAGCGAATCCCTTGTTGTGCATATTGCATACAACAAGGCTCAATAGCGATAATGCGGGGACCTTTTAGAGTTTTAGGGACCGGAGTAACTTTAACAGGTTGTTCCGAATCTCTTGGAACGATCGTAATCTTTTCGAGCTCCTCTAAATTGGATACAACTCCCATAGGGAGCGCACTTCCAATAAGAGGGAAATAAGGCTCGAGACGATCGTGCCACCTCTGCCAATCGTATTTTCGGTTACCCGTCATACGATCAGCAGTAGCCCCTGAACCATGCCTTGGAATACATTCATCCACACTAATAGTATGGACCAAATTATCCCATAGCACAGAAGAAACATGCCGAAACTCGGCATATTCTTCTGCAGAAGGCGAAAACTCTTCAAAAGATCGCTCAATTGCGATGAAGTTTTCAAGTGCGGAAGTCGTCCTCGCGGACGTACATTCCATCTCCAGCTTTTTGAAGGTAAGACATATCTGTCTAACAACTTCAACAATAGTTGGGGAATCACTTGAATCAATATTAACTTTATCATCGTAAATCCTCCCAGTCTCATGATCGAAGATCTGACTGAGCATACCTCGCAAAAAAGCGGGGATTGCTCCATATTTCCTAAAAGATCGGAAACATGTTGAGTCAACAAATCCAGAAGCAAGGCTTCTTTCGAAGTCCATGCAAAACTGGGGAAGGGTAATCGTCAAAAACGACAAACCTTCATCTTCGACCCGTGATATTAAAGTTTCAATATCACGTAAATCAG